TCACGACGCCCGTTTACGTCCTCGATGGATCGGGCGTTCCAATCGGAACTACGGGCTTTAATGCGAGCGCGGGTGATTGTGCGGCGACGTTCCAACCCTGCCGAATCCCGGTCGCCCTGAATACTCGAATGGTCTTCAGGGTGGACGCATAATGGCACTTTCAAAACGCGCCCGCGCTAGGCTCAAGATTATGAGCGCGAGTGAAAAGGCCGCCGTGAAGAAGTCTGCGAAACTTCTCTTTGATTCCGAACTCATGGGCGTTAAGCGTATGCGTGAGATTGTTAGATGGGCCGAGAAGCGGTGAATCTAATGGGCACTCGCGTTCAATGGCAGGGAACTGTTCCGGCGGGAGCTGACGCATCCAAGAATTTCGTTATCGGGGCCGTGCCTGAGGGGAAGAAATTACTCGTATCAGCCGTTTCATACTATGGCGGCGACTCAGGCGAGCGATATGGAATCAATCTCATACCCGCAGGTCAAGGCGTTGAGGATGTCACGGTTGATGGTTCGACCGGCGGCATGAATTGGATGTACCCTATCGCGGGAGGAGCGCAAACAGTGAACACGCCTTTGACGGTCCCACAGAGCAATTCATGGAACAATAACCCAATTCCGGGGCCTTGCACGATAGCGGTTTCAACCGTTTTGGCTAATGCGGCCGCCCTCGTCGTGAATGTGCTCGGTATTCTTGAGGATTTGTGATGCTATTTGCCACGATCCAAGCCATCTAAGGTTGAAACGGTTCGATTTGAACTAGGATCCTGGGAGCGAACGCACCTCGCCCCAGTAATGAGAGCCCAAGCCCTAGACAAATATTCCGAAGCTCTAGGCTATCTCCTAGATTGGAAAAAACTGTATCTGCTAGTCACCCTCATAGAAGTCGCTACGGGGCTCGAAATCCTCTATGGCACACCTAACGACTTAAGCGACATTATCGGCGACCTGCGCAACTGGTGGAACGCAAACAAGGAGGCATACGGTGACGAAGGGCTCTGGGGTTATCTTGGACTGGGACGCACCCCCCAGACACCAGAAGAAGAAGCCAGGATCCTAGCCCAAGCGGAAGTATGGGCCAATGCGTTCGGGATAACTGTTGAAGGGGATCCATATACTTCCGACACGCCTACATCCACGGCGGAGCTATGGGCTCAGGCATTCGGCGTCGAACTGCCCTAAAACGTCCTCGTCACCCCCCTACTTGACGGGTCACTTTACAGTTTCTTGCGTCTTAGATAATGTATAAACCGCCGTTTGGACTTCTTTTTAGCCCTTTTCTTGTATTTTGCGTTTCCTTCAACGATCATTCCTGCGAACTCAATTTGAGCCGGATTACGTCGTTCTGCCTGTCTTTGAATCCAAGCCTGGATCCTTTCATCCTTGGAACCATGGGAGAGCAGCTCTAGCGAGGATAGGTTGCATTCAGGGTAGGATTCATACAACCTTTTCGGGTTGCACTTCATCATATCCTGAAACTTCTTCCAATCTTCTAAATCGGGTAGGCCACTAGGCCAATGCTTGAGACAAAACCGCCCGCGACCGGGGGTGCAAAACCCATTCTTGAGGGCACCTCCTAGTGATTCAACAGGACACCCGGCTTCATGTTCAACGGCATGATATCGAAGGAGGCATTCTCTAACGAACCGTGAGAAGTTAGGAACTGATTTCGCTATGACGGCGGTTTGCTCATCGAGAGATATTGACCGAATAATCGAACTCAAAATTCCCATCCCCCATGCATTTCTGTAATTACCGCCCGCGCTATTGACGCCGCCAATTCATACGGGACAATTGCACGCTCCTGAGAGGTCTGAAATCCTTGAGTGCCGGTATATGACCCACGAGGCGCGGGAACGTGACAGGGTGCACCGTTGCGGCACATTTTGGGGATCCACGTGATCGGCAGAACCCCCCAAAGGTCGGTCGGTTTCATCGGCGTTATTCCTGAGCGATATTGACAGTATGAGACAGTATAACGATCCAGGTCTTGAACCCACGGACGCTTTCGCATGAGAGCCCTTGGGTTCTCCATGACCCAGAACTTAGGAGATATATCGGCGATGAAAGTAAGAGCTGCTTGATTGGATGCTTCCGCCAACTTAGCTCGTTCGGACACGGCGACACCATCTTTGAAATGACCCTTCGGAAAACTCATCACTGAATAGACGGTGCAATCGGGGGAAAACCATACAATATCTATATCTTGAAAATCTGCAGGATCCAATTCTTCCCACTCACAGCAAATATCAGGTTCGGTTTCGGGGTCATGGTCTATCGTAGTCATCTCAATACCTAAGTCGCTCCAAGCGAGGGAAACCGTCTTTGACCCGGATCCTAATTCTAGTCCTTTCATATTCGCACCCACACATAACCGCACAACTCATACTTTGGAATCATTTCATTCAAGCACTCCAAACAGATTTTCATCCCGACTAATTCGCAAATACAACTCATAAGAAACCCCTCGCTTCTTTTGGAACTTCTAGGACAGTAATGCCCGCATCGGGGAACTTGTGCTTTCTATAGAGAATGAGCATTGAGGGAAACGGGGCGTTCGCTGATGGGGTCGCGTCATCGAAGCGAAAATTGAACCGGCCCTTGATGAGAAATATCATGTAGGCGTGGGGCATTACAATCTCATGGAACCATTTCGTATCGCAACGGGCGGGAACGAGAGCCATAATTGAATTGACTTCGGGACGCTTGATTTCCTCTGCACACTTCGCCAGCCAGGATCCTATTTCATTTCCGAAAGGAGGATTTAGCCAAACGTCACCGAACCAATCCTGTTCAAGCCCGTCCGAATCGAAGTGGTCGCCGTCAAAGAATGCCGGGGCTTTGGTGTTCTCATGACTAGCGGCGGCGTCTAGGTCGGGAACCCATGATCTATTTGTCCTGAGATAGTCAATGAAGGCGGGGGGCGTTCCCCAATCTTGACGCCTTGACGTTAGCATTCCATCAATTCTCGTCTTGGCCAATTTCAAATTCCTCCATCAGGTCAAGTAAACGAAACATAGCATTCATCACCTCGGCGTATTCTTTGTCTCCCATGTGCATTCGACTCATTAGGTGTTCTCTGTGCAGGTTCTGTAAGGCTGTTCTAGCGCGTGTTATTGTGGTCATATTTTTATCTCCTTTGCAGGGCCGGGGAGCTTGGGATGCACAGACAGTGACGACATGACACTAGAACTCCCCGACTCCTACAACCCTCCGAGGGACTCCGGGTATATGATAATTATGTAAAGATGCTTTCATTTTCCATAAAATATTCATTTAATACTAGTAGTAGTAGCTCCTATACCTAACTAACTAACTAACTAACTAACGAAAAAAAGGTTTAAGGTCCGGGTTAGGTCTGGGTTAGATGTGGACTGGTTGCCCGTAGTAGTGGGGATCACTCTCAGTCATCTCTTTTTGATGCTCTGGTGCTTCTCTATTCTGAACCAACGGCTTCAAATCGCGATCCTAAGCCTAGATGTGAAGCTCGGGGGGGCAATTCAAAAAGAAATTGCCAGGATCCAGGAGGATTTAACCCAGAATATGCAATCCTCTAATCCGTTGCCCGGTATTCTTGCGAATCTGCTGAAAAACCAGCCTTCGCAAGGAGCTTCTCCCTTAGAAGTCCTCAAAGACGAGTCGGGCAAATTTACAGGATAGACTATTAGCGAGGTTTCGCCCACTAGCGCCGTATGGCAAAGAGAAAGGGTACAAGGCGTCGCCCTCGCAAGACTTTCAGCATCCTAAACGCGCTGGAAGCGGGAATTTACGGCGAGATTTTAATGCGCGGATCCACTGGATCAGGCTTGGTTTCTTTCTTCACCGGGGAAGGCGATATCGGAATCGGACCCGGTGAAACTATTGGGGGTATTACGACTTATTCTCAACCCGTCGGAGTCGGTGAAATTTCGCTCTCGGATATGATGCAAAATCCGAGTTTGGCACTGGCCACCGTTGCCTCCAACTTCAAATCGAATTTGCTTCCAATGAGTTTAGCGGCTTTCACCACTTCCGTTTCATTTCGCATCGGAAGACGCCTACTTTCCCGGCCGTTGTCTTCAATTAACAGAAATCTCGTAAAACCTGTCCTTGGGGCCGGAATCCGATTATAAATTGGTGATTAGATGGCAAATGTAAATTGTTATGGCACAGTTATTTCAAATCGGGGCAACGTGGTCCCTCTAACGAATGCGGCAACGACTGAGGCGACTTTGGACGCGATTGAAACCGACGCTTCTATGGTCGGATCGGTCCAAGTTTTTGGAACGTTTGCCACTCAGCAACATGGAAACTTCGTCGCTTCTCATGCGGGACTACAGGCAGAAAATGATTTCAGTTTCTGCTACGTTCAGTCAGCGGGAAAAATAAAATTGGCCCTTCCCATCGGCGGCGGCGCGGGAACTTCCGGCGGCAACTGTGGACTCCCGGCAACTCTGCCTTATCCGAAACTCATCGCTTCCGGCGACTCAATTCAAGCGATGGTGAACGCCGGTTCATCGAGGACCGCCGCCGTGTCTGTGGCATGTTCAAACGGTGAATATCATGTGTTCGCGGTCACTCCTTCTGGAGCTGGCGAGCAAGAATTCGTCAGCGTTCTCGATAATCAAAGTTTGGGCTTGACATTACAGGGCAGAATTATCACCCATATTTTCGCGGTAGCAGGGGCGAATGACGCCGAACTCACGACGCCCGTTTACGTCCTCGATGGATCGGGCGTTCCAATCGGAACTACGGGCTTTAATGCGAGCGCGGGTGATTGTGCGGCGACGTTCCAACCCTGCCGAATCCCGGTCGCCCTGAATACTCGAATGGTCTTCAGGGTGG